TGAATGAGAAGGCAGTGCGAGGTCCTGACGTGATTAGTAAGATTATAGATGCAATAAAAATTAAAGTCATTGATGCTCTGTATAGGATAAGTTTCTTCATAGGTAACCTGATCACAAAGTCCATCAGGTTTCTTGCTACCTAAAAACTTAGCAGCACCCCACTCTATAGATTCACATGATTTATTTATTGCGTAAACTGCATCTGGCAGGTCTATATCTGCCAACATGAGCAGGGTAACATCAGGTATTTTTAGCACGGTTTACCGACCTGTTGAATAACACATATAAGTCTAGCAGATTTGGGTCTAAATTTCTAGCTTCAATATACAAATTATTATTATCAGCGAGCATTGTTTTATTAATATCTGCATAATCATCAACCCATAATATAGGATAATTTTTATAACACTCCTGTAAATATGGATTCTTTTTCATAATAGGCACTCTCTTCAAACTTAGCACCTCCCAATTTCTATGACAATCAACAGCGTTACCCTCTGGACATATCACAAATTTGTGTGCTTGTATCATCTTACAATACTCTGAATAATTGACACGAGAACTTACAGTTGCAAATGATTTATCTGCAAACATCTCTCTTATATTACCTCGCTCACTAATGTTAGTGTGTTCTGAGTGATTTATGTATAGCAAATTTGTTGGTTTAGGATCGTAATTCATATGAGATTTTATGATCTCTTGTCTATCATCAGACTCATATAATTTCCTTTGCAATCCATATGGAAATGGATGCAATTTACCACCAAAACCAATTGCATTTGCTGCGTATATTGCTAAAACATTCTGTGGTATGCGTGATTGTATGTCATCTGTGATAGGTGTATCTTCATTACTACAAAAAACAATAAATTTTGTTTGTTTCATTAGCATGATTTCTGCTAACACACGCAACAAATCATTTGTTCTCATCAAATCATTCACTCTTTTTTGATCATAAGGAGTGCCACATTTTATATCTCTTTCATACAACCTAATATTGTCAATGAATAATGTCATAAACTCACTACCATTGACTTTTTTAATAAAGTCTATGTTACCTTCGTTTGCATCTCTCATGAATGCATTAGGCACACCTCCTAAACAACCTGCTTGATCACCAAAATCATAATCACATAGACTTGCGATTGCAGGACCGTCAATTATATTCATAATTTATATTTAATGTAAAACGAACCTCTTTACTGGGAGACGAACTTGAATGGAATATCTTACCATCAAAAAGTATAACCTTGCCTCTTTCTGGAGGTTCTTTATGTATGACATTCAAATCATCATCATAAAAAAATGTGTCCCCATCAGAATTATTAGGATAGTACAATCCTACCCAATGTTTTTTGCCAGGTTTATCTACATGTGCATTATGAGGTACGCCAAACCTTTCTGGTTTAGGATACTGTAATGTCATGTGTGCTCTAAACATTTTATTATTAGGTAATCTTATAATTCTACCTATTTCATTCCAAGATATCAAATTAAATTGTTGTGATACTTGTCTGTTTAGTAAAAAGGTGTGAGAAAAATAAGGGTTCATTTCTTTTCTCAAAGGATTGTCCTCATTACCATAAGCACAATCTTTGAAGTAAAAGTATGGTAATTTATAACATACATCTTCTATATCATCTACCATCTTAGATGGTAATTTATATCTTGTAACTAAACAGGAATTGTCTTTGCTCATCAGTGTTCTCCCATTCACCAGGTTTGATGTAGTCAGATAAGTCTAGCATATTTACTTCTATGTCGCCACCAAGAAGCATCTTCCAATTCAAATGCTCTGTTATATGAAGGTTGGTACAGAAAAACTTTTCTATATTTCTACTGCACAGTGCAGCAGCGATAGCAAAGGTTCCTACACCTGAACTGGCAATATTTTTTGCACTCATGAGTGTACCAAAATCTTCTGCCACACTCTTAGATTGTAGGGTAACTTTAGGAGACCACGACAACTCTCTTACTATAGGGTTATGTTGGTCTGGTTCTGTTACTACGATTGCCTTTTCAAACTGGTCAAGTAATTTCCTATAATAATCATAAGGAGCAGGGATATATTGATTAGGGTTAGCCACCCTTTGGTCAAATACATCTCCACTACGAACGTGAATAACAATGCAATCGTCAGGAACATCCACTCTCGGTGTCTGGAGATGTGGTTGTATAAAGTTCTTACAAATGTACCTAATTTCTTTACGAATCTGGTAGATAGGTAAATCAATCTCTTGATGTGGTCCTTCATAGTAAAAAAACTTCGAGGATATTTCCTGAGTGCTATGTCCAAACGATGTCTTGTGTTTCTTAATGATTTCATGATCTAATGATTGTTCAAATGTACCACCAATATTTTTTGCAATCAGTGTACCTAAAGCACATTGTTGAATGTTGTTACCTAACCTACCATACCAATGTGATAGTTTAAGTGTCATTTGCCACAGCTACCGTAAGCAACATATTTCTTACCTGTAATATCTTTATCTCCTTGAGCATAATATAACTCTTTTGAGATCTCACCCATGATCCAATTATATGTTCTACGGATACCATCTTCTAATGTCATGACATAATTCCAATCAAGTTTTTCTTTTATCAAATCATTGTTGGAATTACGTCCCCTTACACCTAAAGGTCCTTCAATATAATTTTTTTCAATAATTTTTTTAGCAACGGTAGCAGCAGTATCCACAAGTTGATTGATAGTGACCATCTCTTCAGATCCTATATTTACAGGTCCTATGAAGTCAGAATCCATGAGTCTTCGTGTTGCTTCTATGCACTCATCAATAAACAAAAAGGAACGAGTTTGCTCCCCGTCACCCCATACGTCTATGGTGTCAACTGTATCTGCGTAGGCAACTTTTCTGCAGATTGCTGCTGGTGCTTTCTCTCTTCCTCCGTGCCAAGTTCCTTCTGGTCCGTAGATGTTGTGGTAACGAGCAATCCTAACAGGGATATCATGATTACGATTGTAAGCGAGATATAACCTCTCACTAAAAAGTTTCTCCCATCCGTACTCGGAATCAGGGTTAGCAGGGTAAGCGGATTTTTCACGGCAATCTGGGTTTTTAGGGTCTTGTTGGTTGTGTTCTGGATACATACATGCTGATCCAGAATAAAATATTTTAGTTTTATAATTTAATTTTGGTCTATTACATTCTGTCCATTCTTTCTCCACACCATCAAAGGTTTCATTTAGTTTTCTTTGCTCCTCTAAGACATTCAAATTAATTTGACAAGAGTTGTGCATTATATCGGCATCATTTTCACCAGTAAATACAAATCCTGCTCCTCCCATGTCAGCAGCAAACTGGTATATTTCATGAAATGGTTCAATAAGTTTATAGGGAACTTCATAATTAAAATTATTAGGATAAGGTCCTTTGTACTCAAGACATTTACTTACAAAGTTTGCATCACGTAAGTCACCAATTACAAACTCATCTGCACATGTTTTTGAAAATTCTGGATGTTTTAAGTCAACACCACGCACCCAATATCCCTCACCTTTTAATCTCTTTACCATGTGAGATCCAATAAATCCACCAGCACCTAAAACCAATGCTGTTTTTCTTGGTTGATGATCAGTCATTATTTTCTTTTGAATAGTTTTCAATTATTACATGTATGTAGTCTAGCATAGGAACTGTAATAACGGGTGAAGTTCCTAGAAAAAATACATTATCTAATACACTTGAGGCATTAGGATAGTTTGATGCAGGTTCTAGATGTTTATAAGCAGGGTGCATTAGGATGTTGCCTGCAAAATAATTTCTAGTCTGCACACCTTTACTCTCTAGATATTTTACAAGGTGGTGTTTACCGCCCTCATAGATAATGGGACAACCAAACCATGAGGTTTCTGCGTGGTCTTTTTCTTCAACAACCCTGCAACCAGATATTTGCATGAAGACTTGATGCAAAGCTCCTTTATTCAGACGACGGATATAATGTATCTCATCTTGCTTCTTCAATTGCACAAGACCAATAGATCCTTGAAGGTCAGCAGGTTTGAGATTGTATCCTTGGACTCCAAAGACATACTTATGATCGACATCCTTGTCATACCCTTCCAACCAACGATCAAACCTATTGTTACAAACACCGTTGGGCAATTTATTTTGGGATCCTACACAAAAACAACCACGACCCCACCAGGCATAAGATCTAGCGATTTGAATCACCTCTTCGATGTCAGAGGACACCATTCCACCTTCAATAGTGGTGATATGATGTGCTGGATAAAAAGAACAAGACGCTGCGACGGCATGTTTGGTGAGAAACTCATCTCTCCATTTGCTTCCGAGGGAGTCACAGTTGTCAGCGATGTACTTAAGTTTATGCCTATCAACAATGTCAAGGAACTTATCAAAGTCATAGGGATTTCCAAGAACAGGTGAACTAAAAGCAGCAACTGTCCTATCAGTAATCTTAGACTCAAGCATGTCAAGATCCCAATTGAGATCTTCCATGTCTATATCTACAAACACAGGTTTCAAACCTGCTTGTATTATAGGATTGATGGTGGTAGGAAATCCACAAGCACAAACCAATATCTCATCACCATCTTGCCAATCAAAATATTTTTTGAGTGCAGCAATCATTACCAAATTAGCAGACGATCCACTGTTCACCATGACAGAGTGTTTGAAACCAAACCTCTTACCAAAAGCACGTTCAAACTTATTAACTTCCTCACCTGCAGGTAACCATTTACCACCTAACAAAGTAGTTATGGCAGCAGTCACCTCTTGATCATCCCAATAAGGACCTGAATAATATATTGGGTCGCCAGGTTTCCAATTTTGATTAGGTAAGTACGGCATGATATTGTAATTACCAGAATTTTGTAATTGAAATACGAAATTTGAGACCTGTTCTTTTAGGTTATACATAAATCCTTTACTAAAAATTCATTTGTAATATGCTGTGTAAAACCAAGTAATTTAAGTTTACTTGTATCCATCCAAAAATTTTGTGTTTGAACGTTGTTATGAAACTCAGGTGGTTTCATGTTTAATACTCTACCCCTTGTTCTTGTATAGTGCTCTGCAAGTGTAATGATTTCACCTACACTTGTTGGTCTACCAGAACCAATGTTATATGTTGAATTTATATCTCCCTTATCCATAACAAGTTTGATGGCACGACACACGTCATCTACATGCATTATATCACGTGTGTGTGATCCGTTGTCATATAAACTCACGTCTCTATCTGCTTTTAACTCATTTATCATCCATTGAATAGCATTTTTTTTACGAGATGCTTTAGGATCATTAGGTCCCATGACATTGCATAGTCTTAGAATCCTATATTTCATGCCAGTGGTTTGAGCAAAAGACTTGATAAGATTCTCAGCACAAAGTTTTGTGATCGAATAGAATCCTTGTGGATCGCAGTGAGCATCTTCTCTTGCTGGAAGTGTTCCTTTTCCGTAGACAAACCAAGAGGAAAGGAAATTAAAAGTAATGTCCTCTGACCTGCAGTGGTCAAGAACCTCGCAAAGGACATGTAAATTAGTGTCAACATCAAGTGTTATTTTATCATGGACATTGTAATTGTCCACAGTAGATATTGTATACAAGATATCATCGCTCTTAGGTTTACGATCATCCTTGTTTATAATATCAACCTCAGGTTCGTACATGTGATAGAAGTTTCTACCTATAAAACCAGGTCCGTAAAGTGAAATCATGTTAGTCTATTGAGGTACCATCTAACTGTGTCTTTTATACCTAATTCAAAATCAATGTTAGGTTCCCATCCTAAATCAGTAGTAATTTTAGAGTGATCCATACCATATCTTTTGTCTATACCAGGTCTATCGTGTGATATTCCAATAAGATCATAGGGTTTTTTCATATAATTTAATATCATTTTTGTCACATCAAGATTTCTCATTTCACATGATCCACCTATATTATATTTTTCATTTACTATTTGTGCCTCATCTATCATAACCAACGCTCTACAGTGATCGTGAACATGTAACCAATCTCTTATTTGACGACCGCCACCATGCATGTATGTAATTTCGTCACTCAACGCATTGTTGACTACTAAAGGTATTAGTTTTTCTACATGCTGACGAGGACCATAATTGTTAGAACAATTTGTAATAATATAAGGTAAACCGTATGTATTATTCCAAGAAGTAACAAAATAGTCAGACGCTGCTTTGCTTGCTGAGTAAGGGTTTCTTGGGTCGTAGGGAGTTGTTTCTTTGAATAAATCTGTATCTTCATACTCAAGTGATCCATAGACTTCATCAGTGGATATGTGATGAAATTTTTGTATTTCTGCCTCTAGACTAGCATTAAGTAAATTGATAGTGCCTATGACATTTGCTTCTAAAAATGGTCGATAATTTTTTATTGAACGATCAACATGACTCTCAGCAGCAAAATGAAATACTTTTTTTGGTTTGTATTTTTTAAACAAATAATTGACATGATCTTCATTGGATATGTCACACCACTCAAAAATAAATTGCCTATCATTTGGCACATATTCTAAATCAGCAGCATAAGACAAATTGTCTAGAACAACAATCTGGTTATCCCATTTCTTTTTAATGTAATGTAAAAAATTACTGCCAATAAAACCAGCACCACCAGTAACAATATATGTCATCAATAGTGTCCCCAAGCAAAGTGATCAACACGATTGAAATCATCTTCTAATCTCACAATGTCATCCTCTTTACAATCTCCACGTTGAACCTCAATAATTATTATACCATTTTTACCACCCTTAATTCTATGTCTTTGCTCAATACCAATAAAGAATGTGTCACCAACTTTTGCTTTCTCTTCTACATCATTTCTAGTGATAATACCATCACCTTCAACAACAACCCAATCCTCTGTTCTATATCTATGAAATTGATATGATATTCTCATGTCTGGTTCAATCCATAATTGCTTTACGCAATATTTTTTACCTCGTTGAAGAACCTTGAACCATCCCCAAGGTCTAAATTCTTTTTGTTCATTCATATTTTTACACCTGCACTCATAAGATCATACTCAACTTCATCCATTATTATATCATAATCTTTTTCTTTATCATTGTAGAAATAAATTTTTTTTTCTTTGTAGTAATCGTAAATTTTTTTATACAGATGAGGGTAATCATATTCAAGATCACTACTACCCTCAACTGCTGCTATAAGTTCTCTTGTATTGTTTTTGAATTTTGCGAGAAATTGACCTCTTGTCATTTATCTTTGTAGAATACACTTATATTATAAGATTACGAGACGTCAAAGTCAAGTCGTCATTTATTTCTAAAGTAATCCCTTATCGCTTCATAGTCTAAGTTATTATTGATAAGAAATAAATCATAATCTAAAATTGCAAATCTCGATATCTCAAATCTATCTTCTAATTGATAATACAATTTCATTACTTTGTGATGAAGATCTTCTTGATCCTCCCACACCGCTAGATAAACTTTATTACAAACTGCATCATGCACTATATTACAATCTCTAATATACTTATTTGCGATTGAATTAAGATAACTAAGATAAAATTCTTTTTTGTTTATGGTTACTAAATCAGATTCACCAAGAGAATTATAACTTCCATCATCTAATTTCTCATATCTATCATCCATAGCACCAACAACATCATAAACTGGCACGAGCATAAAAGGTCTATCATTTATTATATCGATTGTATAAAAATCATCAACCTCAATTAATCTGTTACTATCATCTCTAATAAAAATAGGAGTTCCTATCTCGGTGTTACCAATCCATTTTCTAAGAGTGGAGGACTCAATGACATCAGTGGTGACATCATATTTGTGTTGAATGTTTACATCAGATATTAATGCTGCAAGAATAAAAAATATATTTTTCTCGACTTGAACATTACCACTTAATAATTTTGAGTTCCTTTTACCAAGAGAAAACATATACTCATGTGTGTGTTCTATGAGTCTTGAATTATCAATAGATCTAATAAAAACACTATCAGGTTTTGCTTGAATTTTTTTATTAGGTTCGTCGTCATTCCAATCATCTTCATCTACATTATGTTCAGATACACTTGAAAAAATTGATTGGTCACCAAAGTAATAATCTATTGATCCTAATTTATCAATTACCTCTGGTACATAAAAAGGTATACTGTATTTTTTCTCTTCAAATAATTTTTCTGTAAAGGGAGATATTTCAAGGATGATAGTAATCAAACCTAGTTCAGCACAAGCTAATAATAGGGATATATAATCTTCCCCAGTCAAATTGTTCACAACAGTTTGCCCTGCCTTTGCAGAGTATTTTTTCTCTAATAGATTTTTATATCTATCAACACCAGAAAAATCTCTAGTTGACTTGCGAGATATTATCATTCACTGCTCTCCAATCACTCTCAAATAATTGTAATCCTTTGTCTGTTAAAATATGATTGTACATACCCTCAAAAACTTTGGGTGGTATAGTGCATATATGAGCACCATATTCAAACGCTCTACTAACATCTCTTACACCTCTGATGGAAGCACCGAGTATCTCAGTTTTCTTCCAGTTTTGCTTGGCATATGTATTTGCAATGTCCTTTATAAGGCATAGACCACCGAAGGAATTGTCATCAACTCTACCTACAAATGGTGAAACATATGTAGCACCTGATTTAGCAGCAAGTATTGCCTGTGCTACTGAAAATATAAGAGTTACATTTACCTTGACTAAAGATCTTGACAATTCTTTACATACGTATAGTCCATCAGGTGTGCATGGCACTTTGATAGTTGCATTTTTACCAAATTTATTAGCAAGTCTGCGTCCCTCCCAAAGCATTTGCTCCCTAGTGCCAACGACTTCCATGCTTACATCTTGTATACCTAAGTCGATGAGTTGTTTGTAAACATCTTCTGGATCTCTCCCACTCTTTCTTATAAGAGTTGGATTAGTGGTGATACCATCCACTAACCCCGTAGCATAATGCTTCTCAATGAGGTTTGTATCAGCAGTATCCAAAAAGATTTTCATGTTATAAAGTATTTTTTTGTATTATATAGTGCTTAGTGATACAAGTCAAGTAAAATTTTGAGTATTTGTGCTAAATAAAAAAAAACTTCCTAACAAAATGTTAAGAAAACTTCTATTGGTATCTTCTATATTATTTGCTTTTGGAAGTGATGCAAAAGCTGACATCACTCATCGTATGACCTCTTCTATTCAAATTGGTGTTAATGCTGCTGCAACTCAAGTTGATAGAATAGGAAGCACATACACCAGTTCTGGTTCTGGTGTCACGTTAGACGTTGGTGGTGGTAACTCTGCTGATGGTAACGTTGGTGGACTAGGCACACTCACTGACGGTGTTGGTCAAGGTTCCATCGCTACTGCCACACAAACAAGTGCTGGCGGAGCATATAGTTTTTCACAATCTTTCATAGAAGGTGATGCGATTTCAACTACTGCACCCACCGTAGGTGCTGTAAGTCCATACTCTAGTCAAACATCTACAATTGCAGGCACAGGAACTGGCACAGGAACAGTAACAAGTGGACATACTGTCACAGCAGTTGGTGGAGGAAGTGGAACAACAACCACAGGACAATTTGTAACCGAACTAACTATTAACTAACATACGATGAGAAGGGTTTTTATACTACTTCTCATCCTCTTTCCTACAAAGGTAACGGCAGTTCCCGTGGTCCCAAATTTTACTCAGGGATCTATGACCAGCCATACGGAAACTACCTCAACCGTGACCGAGACAATTAATTCAGTGGATTTTAGAACAGGATGGGAGTACACAGTGACAGGGGTAGGTATCTCGAACAACGGAGAACCAATCAACCCCTCAGTAAACAATTCAACAGTGCAAGTAAACCCAACAGCAGATGGAAACGGAGGGGTAACAGGCACCGTTACAAGTTCCTTCGACTCCTTGGATCTATCAAATCAAGGAAACTTTACGTTGACAACAGATGGGGGAGCTTTCCAATTTACACAAAGTTATTCTGGACCTGGCATGACCAACCAGACTCTGATTCAAAGAACAACAGTTATAGAAAGCGTAACAGATACAACAAGCACCTTTACTCAATAAGTACATTAGTACTATCGCTACTAAGTCCCACGATTTCTTTAGCACAGGGGGTAGGTGGTGTAAGTGCCACTGCAAATCCCATTGCGAATAGTTCAGGTTCAGTGACCAACCAGGCAATTCAGGTGTTGCAAGGTCCTTACATAACAAATACCTATGGTGGTGGCATACAATGTCAAGGTGCCACCGCAAATTTTACACCATATATACAGTTTAGCGACTCAAGAAAAGATCCTTGGGAAGATTTTTATAACGAACCACAATATAACACTACTGACTTAGTTGGCAGAGTGACTAAACAAACAGTATCAGTAAAAAATTATCCATGGGAACCATGGTATGATGATAGAACGTATGTTAATACCGAAGGAGAGACAGTAAGATGGTTTCCTGATGGATCAACCATAGAAATTGAAATGGATATAGACGGTCCTGATGGTGTACCTGACGCAGTACAAAATGGAAGCATGGAACCAACATGGTATAAACCAGTTCGCACTGACATGAGGGCAAATCAATCTTTCAACGTTGGTCTCTCTGCTACCTTATCAATGCCATTAGATAGAAAACTATCAAAGTTATGCAAACAGGCAGCAGAGACACAGATAGCACAGCAACAACAAATTACTGCAAATAAGAGATTAGATTTTGAGATAGCAAGACTAAAAAATTGTGGTGAACTGAAGCAAAAGGGTATTATGTTTGCTAGGTCATCAAGATATTATAGTATATGTGAAGATGTCATAGTAACAAAACCTGCACCTGGCACACTACCCGACCACACACATCAGTTGGGAAAAATTACTTCTTCTGAGACCTCATCTTCTCAAAATTCTTCGGAAGAAGACCCTTCTTCTCACGATAAAGATTCGTCTTTATCTCAGAAGCAGTCGGACGGTAAGGGGTTTTTCCAATGGCTGTCTTCACCTTGGCGACAACCTTCTTCACAACAGGTTTCACAACCTTCAGGAGCAGATCTGCTAAAGGTTTGGCAAGTAGGGCAGATGAAGTTGCCACAAGAGCAATCCCCGCAGTAGTTGTCACCACTGCTGGACTAGGTAGATACTTATCCACCCACGTAACATCCTCATATAAAGTTATACATACAGTCTTATCATTATTCCATTCGTGACCTATTACTTTTTCATTTTTACTTGTGGTAAAATCACCCACACGTAAATCAGTAGGACTTGGGCACTCCTCTTCCTTCTTTGTGTTTGGTACATCAGGTGTGTTTGCACCTAATGGTGGTGTAGGAGGAGGTGATGGATCATCCTCTGTTGCCTTTGCCTCAGGTTCTTTAGGTGTGACAGTTGTCCAACTTAATTGACTATGTTGATACTCAGGTGGGTCATAATATGGCATGCCGTTGTCACACAATACAGTGTTACCCTTAGGGTCATCGTCAACAAGCATTTTATTTTTAGATCTTTGTTTGAGATTTTCTTTATGAACCTTTACACAACCAGGCATATCAACTATAGGTTTACCTATATCGATTGTCACTGGTGCTGATGGTGGTAAAATAGATGGTGCAAATAAAAAAGACTTTGGTATATCTACCTCTCTTATAGTGGAAACCTCAATGTCATTGATAATATTTGCACCTGTAATTTGTCTTATTGAAGGGATAACAATACGTCCACCTTGTATCCTGATTACAGGTATCATTTTAAAATTTCTTTTCTATAGTCCTTAGTTTTTAATTTTTCCTCGACAACCACTCTACCAGTGGTAGTTCCAATCATCTCTATAATTCTCTGATCAATATATTTTTCAAGTTCCTTCATTGTTTTCTGCACTACTGCAGTCTCTCTTTTGGCAGGTCCATCGTTCACCTTATCTACGACAGCACCACCGCCCACTATACTGGCAGTCCCCACTGCTATAGCTGCTGTGCCACCAGTTATTGTTTTCTGTAAATCCATACAATATATATCTTACTTACCATCTCTCATCATTCTTTCATACATTTCTTTTGATGCAATATGTCCAGTCCAATCACTTGGGTAATATTTTTCCATAAGGTGAGGGACAATCATTGTTGTTGGATATCCTGATACAAAATAAAAATAAACTTTTTTTTCGTCTGGAAACTCAAAGTGTGGATACCTTATACCTCTCATAATATTGCACTCATAATAAACTCTTTTGATAGCATAGGTTTACCAAATAAATCCATTTGTAAGTTATCTACATCTTCGGTAACCATATCCTTATCTTTACGAGAGTGCTCCCAATAACAAGTTCCATCTTTTCTTATATAAAACCAACTTGTGTTATGTGAATCTAATAGAAACACAGCATAAAGGTGTGGATATGTCTTCTCAGATTTTTTTTCATAAACCGTGCCCAGTGGACTGCGGTAAAAATTAGAATTTATTTCATCCAATCCAATACCTCTGATGGAAGTTTGCCAACTCTAGGGTTAGAGTCCTCGACTGTGTGTGGATCCATCTCACCCTTGGGTAAATAAGTAAGTTCACGCAGTGACCTAACTGTGGGATCGTTTGTAACATTAGTGGGAAGTCGTCCAAGAGCGACATTATCATAGTTAAGTTGATGTCTGTCATATACTGATAATTCATATTCTTCCGTCATCGATAGACAGTTTGTAGGACAGTATTCTACACAATTTCCACAGAATATGCAAGCCCCAAAATCTATCGAATAGTTTCTTAGTTCTTTTTTCTTTGTTTGTTTATTCATCACCCAGTCAACGACTGGTAAATTTATTGGGCAAACTCTGACGCAAACTTCACAAGCAATACACTTATCAAACTCGTAGTGAATACGACCACGGTAACGTTCAGAAGGAATAAGTTTTTCATAGGGATACTGTACTGTTACAGGTCTTCTCCCCATGTGGGATAAGGTTACAGAAAGACCCTGTAACATGTATTTAGCAGCATCTTTTATCTCTGAAAGATACCTAAATGCTTGTCTCATCATCGATCAATACCTTGTGAGCAGTGCCATGACCATCATAGTCATCACTATCATAATATCCTCCTTTGGTGCCAAAGAAAAGGCACAATGATACAAAAGGAAGTGCCGTAGTTATAAGTATGATTTCTAAGGTCATGTTACCTAATCACGTTGTCTCCAGTCATCAGATCTCTCATTGTGAAACCAATCCACAACATCTTGCGGATCGCAAAAACCCCTTAGATGTCGAGTTGAATCGGGGTCTCCTATGTTCAACTCATTCAGAAAAGAATCCTCAGGATTTGTTGCCATTCTTCTGGCAGTATTCATCATACCTCTTGCGGAGGTGTTTGCTTTTGCAAGTTTATTCGCCCATATCATATCATCTAGACTAACCTCTGTTCTTGCAGCAATATCTCTACAGATTGCCTCTAAACGCAATCTATATTGTGGTGATAGCATATGTGTGTGGTAGGTATACTATCTATGCATCTATCAAAGAACCTGATTGTCTTACATAATCAAGTCCAGACTCATTAGTGCATCTATGAACTGCATGAGGGTGTGCCTGTAACTCTGGCACATCTTCAATAGCGTGTTGTATTGCTTCGTATGAGTCTTGTGCGTACTCGCAAATCTCATAGAGATTTTCTTGACTATCGTGATAGCCTATGGTGTAATGGGGCATGATCTTTCAATCCCAATATACAATTAATTATACTCAGACAAAGTTTTACTTTCAACACTATGTGTCCTAATCAATATCTTTCTGATTCTAGAGTTCCTAGTGTTTTATATTCTAACATTTCTCGTAAAAAATATATTTCTTCTTTTAGTTTTTCTTTTTCTTTTTGTAAAATTTTGATCTCCTCTGTATAGATTTGAATCATTCCCATTAGCAATCCTTGAATTCAGAAACTATGTCACCACCAATATTTGACCCCTGTTCACCACCAAACATTGTTATCCAACCAGAAGCAATCCAACCAACAAAAGGAATGTTAGCAAAGGCAGGAGCAACACTAGCACCAATACTAGAACCAACGATCCTACCTGATTGTTTTCCGCCTCCGATTGCTTCAATGCATTCGACTGTTCTATCTGTGAGACCTTCTGGTTTTGCAGATGCTTGAACTGCGAGAGCCGATGGATCAATCCATGCTGACTTGGTAGAGACAGGTCCACCATGGTGTGCTGCACCGTCCATTGTGAACTCGATGACCTCTGTGAGGGTATCTTTACGAAAAAACCCACCTTTATTTACCTCTCTAGTGGTCATCATAGTCTTTGGATCATTAGCTGTGTAACTAATTTTATATCCATCCTCAGATACTGAGGCAACATAAGACGTATACTCACCCACAGGGATATTTAAACTTGGCAGGTTAGATACCTGCTTGTTTGTGGCAATAAGTCCTATCATGCCAATATGTCCAATACCTAGGGTCGTGCCTAGGGTAATAGATAACCACTTGTTCATTTTTTTACTTTGTATCTGGGACGATCTTCACAGGACCTTGTTCGATCCTAATAGTTTGTGCAGGAGCAGTCTCAGATGCTTTAGCAATAAGAAACTCCATATCTTTTTTAGATATGTTAGGACCATTACTACCATCACCATTTTTTTTCTTACCTCCCGCTTGGACACCAAAAGTAGCTAAAGTTCCTGTAAAAACCGAAGCTATGAAAGTTGGGTCAATTCTTTCTCCTCTCTCGTAACCTGGTATTTTGACATAATTTAGGGTCAAAATTCCTGCGGACCACACAAGCACTATCACTCTTATTAGTGTCGCTAAGTATTGGAGTTGTTCTTCCTTATCCTCAGCTACTTCTTTGAGTTTACCAAGAGGACCTTTTTTTTCCTCCTTCTTCACTTCTGCTACCATTGTTTTATATCACGGTACCACTATATAGCAAATTCATAGTGGACTGTTAGGTATGGGTAGTGAAAAATTTGATGTCTGTGGTATTTTAGGAGTAAGACTACCTATCGCTTTCTCAGTTATTTTTTCTATGAGTGCATCTTTATTAAAGTAAACGTAAGCACCACTCCCAACAACGGCAATAGATACAGCAGCAGACGCAATAGCAAGTACATTGATTAATTTTTGCATAAATTTTCAACTAATTCATCAGCAATCTTATATATGTGAGCATTGTTTTCCATATTTTTCATAAGAATTGGTAGTACAATCTGTCTAAGTTTATACTTTTCCAATGAAGTGTTCTGCATCGACGACTGCCAGAGGTTTTTTACCATTTTTTTTAATAAAAACAATAGGTTCATGCTCACCTGAGTTTGCTTGTGCTTGTGCATAGGCATCCCAAATGTTTAATTTTTCTTGGTTTTTACATTCTATACTATATGGAAACTTTTGTCTAGCATCCCTTGCCATTATTAAATCTTCACCGCCTGCACCCATACTTCTTGACTCTATGTCCTCAGG